AGGTTTAGGTTTTCCAACTGATATTATGAAATGCGTTGGTGTACCTAGTCCTTCACCAACTGTACAATTTATTGGCGGTGGTGGCGGTGGTGGTTCTTCTGTTAGTCCATCTCAGTTTACAACAGGTATACACGGTGGTGGTAGTGGAGCAGGTGGTACGCCTGGTCCAGGCGCTCCAGCTAATTCAGCTGATCCAGGAACAACAAATACGGGCGGCGGTGGCGGCGGTGGCGGCGCTGGTGGTGCTCGTTCAACTCAACCTCCTCAAGGTGGTGGCGGTGCTGGCGGTTCAGGTATAGTAGTAATAAGGTATAAATTTCAATAATTATGGCACACTTTGCAAAAATAAATGATAACAATGAAGTTCTTTCAGTTCTTTATATAGATAACGAAAAAATTCAAAATAGTGAAGGAGTAGAAACTGAATCTATAGGGCAACAATATTTACAAACACATAATAATTGGCCTGCTGAAAAATGGATTCAAACTTCTTATAACACTGAAAATAACACTCGTAGGGACGGAGGAACTCCATTTAGAGGAAACTATGCAGGCATAGGTTCTATTTGGGATCCAGAAAACAATATGTTTTTTGGAGAAAAACCTTTTACATCATGGGTAAAAGATATTTCAACTGCAAGCTGGGAAGCACCTATAGCTAAACCAGTTTTAACAAGTGAACAAGAATCTCAAAATATAGCACAAACCCACACATGGGCTCACGAATGGGATGATAGTAATCAATCTTGGACTTTAGTTGATTTAGGTCCAGAAGCAATAGTATAATTTTTAACAATAGCTCTTGTTTTTTTTATAAAAAATAAGTATAAATATCATTAAGATGAAAAAGAAAGTTCTTACAGAGCAAGCTATTTATACTGATGAAATAAAATTACCACAAGGATTTGAAATTAATCCTCTTGAGCTTTCACAAAATATTTTAAAAAAATTTTATTTAAATAAAAACTCCATTCAATCTAAACACTTTGATCAATTAAATAAATACATAATAGAAAACTGTGAATTAAGACACAAACTTAAATTAGTAAACAGAGAAACCTGGGGAAATATTTTTACTCCAAACGAAGAATTTACTTGTTTGTCTTCTGTTAACCCTGTTGATTTACAAAATTCTCCTGACTATGTGTGTTTATATGGAATAAACACTGAAGAATGTTATGTAACTATTTACTATGATGATAATAGACGAAAAGGTAGAAGTTTTAAAATGCCATTAAAATATAATTCTTTTATTATGTTTCCTTCGACTAATATATACACAATATCTAATAATCAAAAATCTTCTTTAAATTTTGTACAAACTATAACTTTTGAATATTTTTAACAAATGCAATTACAGAACTATTATTGGTATTTTAAATCAGCTCTTCCGGAAAGAATATGTGATGACATAATCAAATATTCATTAAGTAAAAAAGAAAGTATGGCAAGAACCGGAGGTTATGATAATGAAAAATTAAATGAAGATGAAATTAGAAATTTAAAAAATAAAAGAAATTCTGATGTAGTTTGGTTAAATGAAGGTTGGATATATAAAGAATTACATCCCTACATTCATAAAGCAAATAAAAAGGCAGGTTGGAATTTTGAATGGGACAGATCTGAATCTTGCCAGTTTACAAAATACAAACACAACCAATACTACGATTGGCATTGTGATTCATATTCTAAACCTTATGATAAACCCAATAGCCCTGATAATGGTAAAATTCGAAAACTATCTATGACTTGTCAGTTAACAGATGGTTCAGAATATAAAGGGGGCGAATTAGAATTTGACTTTAGAGATTATGATCCAAATATGAGAGAAGAAGCTAAACATTTAAAACAAGCGAAAGAAATATTACCTAAAGGTTCTATAATTGTTTTTCCTTCGTTTGTATATCATAGAGTTAAACCAGTAACAAAAGGAACGAGATATTCATTGGTTATGTGGAACCTTGGATATCCTTTTAAATAAAATGGAAAAAATAGACTACTTTAAAACACCTATCTGGGTAGAAGACAGACCTGAATATTTAAAATCTTTAATAAAACATTCTAATAAATATATTAAAGCTGCAAAAAAAATGAACTTTAATAAAGAATATATAAAAAAGTTTGGTGATTTTGGAACATCCTATCATTCAACACCACTTACAATGGATAATAATTTTTTAGATTTTAGAAAATATGTTGGTCAAAAATCTTGGGACTATTTAGATGAACAGGGTTTTGATATGGAACAATACTCTGTTATGTTTTCTGAAATGTGGGTACAAGAGTTTGCTAAAAAAGGTGGAGGAAATCATTCAGCACACGTACATTGGAATCAACACGTATCTGGTTTTTATTTTTTAAAATGTTCTGATAAAACTTCTTTTCCAATATTTCATGAGCCTAGAACAGGTGCACGTTCTACAAAATTAAAAATGAAACCTAGCAACACTATACTTAATGGAAATGATTTAGTTCATTTTAAACCTCAACCTGGAAATTTAGTTATTTTCCCTGGTTATCTAGAGCATGAGTTTGTAGTAGATCACGGTATAGAACCCTTTAGATTTATTCATTGGAATATACAAGCTGTACCAAAAGAAATGGCAAAAAAATTTTAATGGAAATTAAATTTATTAACTTCCCTAATGTTGGTTTTTCAGAACAGAAACTTCCAAAAAAAGTTTTAGATAGATTAAGAAGTTATATTAAAAATAAAAAACATAAAATGACCAATGAATTAGCAGGTAATATAAATTCTTCTTATGACTTAGAAGACAAAGAAAATTGGTTTTTTAAAAACGTTTTAATACCTAACATAATAGAATTTGAAAATAGATTTAATAAAAAAGCTCTTGTTGATAATTCATTAACTAAAAATTGTGTTTATACATTAAGCAGATTTTGGGTTAACTTTCAAAAAAAACATGAGTTTAACCCTGTTCATAACCATCAGGGGCTTTACTCTTTTGTAATATGGATGGATATTCCAGCTGATTATGAAAAAGAAAAAAAATTACCTTTTATAAAAAATTCTAATTCACCTTTTGCAAATACATTTCAATTTTTATATACAAACAGTTTTGGTCAAATATCAACTCATCAATATCATCTATCTTCAAAAGACGAAGGAACCATGTTATTTTTTTCTAATAAAACTCAACATACAGTGTATCCTTTTTATACATCTGATAAAAACCGGGTTAGTATTTCTGGTAATATTGCTTTAGACCCAACTCAAAATGTTAATTAAATATGAGCTATAAACATACTTTTGAATATAATATATTTGAAGAATATTTAAATATAGATGAAGAAATTTTAAAAAATATAAAGAAATATCCATTAAATAAATATAGTATGAATAGTAATAATTTTTCTAATAAAGATAAAAAATTACTTAATATGGTTAAAAAAAAATTAAAAGGTATTTTTGAAAAACATAAATTAAATATTATGGATTGTTGGATTCAACTGTATTTAAAAAATGACTACCATAGTATACATACACATTTTGCAACTCAAAAAGATTACTCTTTTGTATGGTTTATTGATGGAGATAAAAAATCTTCTCCGGTTATATTTCATGAAGTAGGTTATCCTTTAATTAATAATAATAAACAAATAAAATTTGATTTTAAACCTGGTACATTATTAATATTTCCTGGGTTTATTCCCCATGAAGTGCCTCCAAATAAAAATAACAATAGATTAATTATAAGTGGAAATGCAATATGAGCTTTAAAAAATTAAAATATAGTATAATTAAAAAAGCTATATCTAAAGACTTAGCTACATATGTTTATAATTATTTTTTAATGAAGAAACAAGTTTTCGATACTTTTCAAAAACATAGGTATATTTCACCTTATGAAACTATGTGTGGAATTTATGAAAAATCGGATGGTCAAATACCTCATACATTTTCTTTATATTCCGACCCTGCAATGGACACTTTGCTATTAAAATGTCAACCAATAGTAGAAAAAATAACACAACTAAAATTATACCCTAACTATACTTATGCGAGACTATATAAAAAAGGAGATGAATTAAAACGACATAAGGATAGATTTAGTTGTGAGGTATCCACTACTGTTAATTTAGGTGGAGACTCCTGGCCTATATTTTTAAGTCCAAATGAAAATGTTGGAATACCAGAATGGGTAGAGGGTGGTAAAAAGGGTATTATTACAGAAAGTAATTCAAAAGGTATTAAAATAAATTTAGAACCTGGGGATATGTTAGTTTATAAAGGTAATGAATTAGAACATTGGAGAGAAAAATTTAAAAAAGAAAGTTGTGGTCAAGTTTTTTTACATTATAATAATGTAAAAACTAAAGGCTCAAAGAAAAACAGGTTTGACAACAAATTACATTTAGGGTTGCCTGATTATTTTATAAAAAATGAAAATAATTGATAATTTTTTACCTGAAGAAGAATTAAAAGAATTACAAGATGTAATGATGGGACCTAATTTTCCGTGGTTTTATAATAATTCTGTAGCATTTAGAAAGGTTCTTAATGATCCATTTGAATATTATTTTACACATAGTTTTTTTGAAGATGTTTTACAAAGCAGACATAATCATATTATTGAAAGAATAATATTATCAAAATTTAAATGGTTTTCTCTTAAAAGAATTAAAGGAAATTTATATCCAGCAACAAATAAAAAAGTAACATATGAGTTTCACACAGATTATAAATTTAAACATAAAGGCCTTATATTATCTTTAAATACCTGTAATGGAGGTACAATATTGTCAGATGGTAAAGTAATTAAATCAGTGGCTAACAGAGCTTTGTTTTTGATCCTTCTAAAAACATACATGCACAAATTGCACAGATACAAAAGGTAGGTTTAATATAAACATTAATTATGTGTAATGAATTGTTATAAAAAAAC